TTATTTTTTACGTGGGGAAAAAGTAATTGATTTTGACTCATATCCATCATTCCCAAACGGTGAATCATAATATACGATTATGTACAAGGTAAACTTCCCATTATTCTTTAATTGAATATCGGATTCAAGAACAATAGGTTTGTCCCCATACTTACTTGGATAGATAGGCTGCTCTCTAAAATCTCGTTGGAATGACTGGTTATTCCCTTGTTTTGGAGTTTCCCGGCTGCCTTTAAAATTAAAATTTATAAGGTGTGCTTCTGGGATTTGAAATCTTAAAGTTGATAATTCTGCTTTTATATTTCCTCTGTTTGAAATAATAATTTTTGTAATTGTCGCCATGGAGTCATTTTCAACTATATGGGCATCTATGTTAAGTTCAGGCTTTCTATTTAATCGAGAAGTTAAACTATCAAGGGCAAGTTGAAATTTAATTAAGCTATGATTAAAAGATGATAAAACGCTTTCAAATTGATCTCTCTGCGAAATAACGTTCGAGGTAAATGAATCGATTGATTTTGAAAATGCATCTATTTTATCTGGGAGGTCAGATATACTTTTTTCAACTTCCTTCAAAGATTCTTTTGATTCCTGCGCACTTTTAAGAATCTTACCCATTCGATCAATTATGTTATTAAAATCTTCCGCAGAAGTTCTAACTTGGTATATAGCAAATGCAACAGTGAAAGATATTATAACTATTTCAAAATAGGCTTTATGCTTATCAAAGATTGGTTTTTTCCAATAATGATAGTAGGCTGCAACTATAACAACTATGATAAAAAATAACCACTCAAATGCAATCATATAAATTTCTCCAACTCAATCTCGTCCAGCTCTTTCCGGACACCATCAACACGGAAATCAACATAGTGCTTGTCTGTGATCTTCACATCGGTGTGGTCCAGGAGTTTTTTCACTTTGTAGATGTCCATTCCTAAATTGTTGATGAGGAAGCTTGCCAGGGTTGGACGGATCTGTTTTAATGAGTATGCTTTAGATATTTTGTTTCCTTTTTTCAGAAATCCCACTCCACGCTTCCAGAAGGAAAGAGGCCAGGTATAATTTGCCGGCACAACGGAATACATCGAGAACAATCTCCCAGGCTTACCATCATTTGCTTTCATTTCCTTGAGTAATTTCTCCAGCTCTTTGTACAAAGGGAACTTATATAGCTCTTTCCCTTTACGTTTGCCCGCTTTAATATTTCTTATAGTGATATGCTTTCGTTTGAAATCTATATCCTCTTTCAACTGAACAATTGCACTGGACGGCCGGCAGCCGGTGAGCAACATAAAATATATTATCTGATAATGATGAGGATAATCAGTGTTTGCTTTGAAGTACTCGATAATTGTGAACATATCATCCAACGGAATAGGGGCAGGATCCTTCGTTTCGCTTTCAATGGCTTCAATAATATTCTTTAATGTATAGTTCTGCTGAAGGAAATATTTCCAGAGTGTTCTGAGTGCACGTGTATAAATTGATCGTGAATTTCTGGAGAGTGCTTTATCTTCAAAGAAGTTTAATAGTTTAACGTAATCCCGATCGGAGTACGTGTATATCTTTTTGTTTCCGGAGGCACTAACAAAATGATCGACAGCAAGTTTATAACTCTCGAATGTTTTAGGTTTTATTTCATTCTTTGAGCCAGGGACTGATCTGACTTGCTTATATTCCTCAAAGCCTTCTTTTAATGTAAGATCCTTCTTGATCTTAATACCACTCTGGAGCTCTATGTTCCGGTTTGTAAGGGCATCCCGAAAACCTTTTACCTTATTCCGGAGCTCGGGTGTACCAATAATTTTTTCTTTTTTCTCAAACCGCTTACGATCGGAAGGAGTTACTTCAATTTTTGTATTAATTGACTTACGTTTCCGGCTATCATTATGCTCGAACTTATCATAATACCTTATCCAGTAGTAAGGTGAGTTCTTTTGTAGATAGACACCTTTCATTTGATCTGCCTCAAACGTGCGTTGGAAACGATGGATGCTATTTCTACATTGACTTCTGATAACCATCTTTTGAGATCTTCTGTCGTTATTTTTTCATTGTTCAATGAAATTTTACCACCATAACGACTTGACCATTTGATCAAATCTTTTAACTGTTCGCGACGGTCGTAAAGTTTATCCAGGGTATTCTTCATTATCATTTGTTATTATGTGATAATTATTTCTTCACCACACTTCCTACATAATTGCATATCAATCGGGTTCATTGTGGAACATTTCGGACAGAAATAACCGGTTTTATCTGCATTGAATTTCAGACGACGCACATCATCCCGATGAACTTCATTTATTATCTCTTTTTCTGAAATATCTTTGTGGCAATGCGGACAGACTACAGCAGCTTTATTAATAAACTCTTTGCAGTACGGACATTGTACTTTATCCCCCTTCGATACTGCTGTAATTATCCATCCAATAGGCCCTAGCAATAAGCCGAGAATACACCCCATTCCTCCTGCGCCTTTATTATTGCCAATCATCATTCCAACAAAACCAAATACAGCCCAAATTATTAGTAATTCCATTTTACCACCTATTTAAAAATTATTTCAAAGTACACTATTAAGTTCAAAGCCAAAAGAAATGTCAGAACAACCAAAAACTTCCATTTCAGTTTTATGTAATTGAAAATCTTATCCATTTAAATATCCTTTCTTCAATCCGTGGTGCTCAAATGTTAATGTATTTTTTATCAATCGATGAATTACATCTTCAAACAAGATTCCATATTCTGGTTTGCTATTATAACTCCACCGTTTTGTGGATGGATTGAATGAATATCTTTTGTGTTCTTCCGGATGATGAATATTTGGTGCATAAACGTTTACCCATTCCGTTTCACTTCTGAACCCGAGGATAATCAATGATTTTTTGTACTCGTATTTGTAGAGATGTTCGGGACCGAAGAAAACAGAGTTTTTCAATAGTTCCAAAGAAAGAGAATCTACATACTGTTTTAACCACGATGATGATATTTTATAATAAAGATGTTTGCATAGTTTACGAATATCTCTGTCCTGGTATTCTTCTCGTTTTGCTATTTGATCTTCACAGGTGCACCGGAGATTATAAACATCAAGATGAAACTCCTTGTAACGGTATCTTTTGTCTTTTACTTTGAGTGGAAACAGTGGCAGCGGGTGGACATAGTAATTTTCACCAGGATTAAGTGGACCGGTAGCATCCTGCTTTAGTTTACGGAGATCAGAATATTTTTTTGGTTTTTTAAGGTCGACCCGTTTTGCTTCTAATATCAATAAATACCCCAATAAATAATGAGAGTTACTTCTTTTTAATGTTAACTATTTTATAAATCTGCTCGATTCTGTCTTTAGTTAGTATTATTGGTTTCTCTGCATTGTTATACGAAAACAAACCAATCGTGTTTTTTACTTCCGGATTATGACTGAAAATTTTTATCGCTCCTTTTGTTTTATCCCACCGGACAGCAACGATGTCGCCATCTTTATACTTTGCCGAAGTTGAACATAAAACCATATCTCCCGGTTGAAGAAACGGAGTCATTGAATAACCATACTCGGAATCAATGACTAACCAGAAGTGTGCTCTCGGATCATAAAATAAATCATCAGATTCATTCCAATCGTTGTATTCAGTTACTTCAGAATAACCGGCAGGAATTTGACCGAGCACTTTGTAAATCGGGATGCTTGAAGGCTTGAGCTCTAAATCATCTTTTAATACTTCTGAAACCTGATCCTCTTCCAGGTCAATAAACTTCTCAAGTTCATTTTTTATTGAGTTGAACAGGTCAAGATCCAGCTCCGGACTTTCCTTTAGGTGATAATTAAAATTTTGGGGAGTAATTCCAATCCGCTCAGCTACGAGAGCCTGTGATATTCTGGCTTTTTTGGCTTTTTGAAGCCACTTTATTACAATATCCTGGCGTTTTGACATATTATAAAAGTTTTCTGTATAGCTTATAATATATGACATATTCCTAAAGTATATTTTTATAATTTATAAAAATTATCTTGACATTTAAGAGAAAATCCTTTATGTTTTATTCAGTTATTTTGAATAATTTATAAAGGAAACAAAATGTTGATTATAGACCAAATTCGAAGAATTGACAATCAGTCAATTATCCGCTATTCGAATAAGTTTACACTTCCTCTTCCAGATCCATTCATTGAAGCAAATAAACTCCAGCCAAAAGATGAAATGGTCATTTACCGCGACCGGGTTAATGGTCACGATGCGTTAATAATAATCCCCAAAAAATCAATTGAGAATCATGATCAATCCGAACGGACTGACCATAACGGGGAAGAAAAATCTTCCCTTGTATCTGATGTTAAAGTGGTCTGATGAAATGTTGAAAACTAATGAATCATCCATAATGATTTTTTTTTACTGAAAACTAAAAAGCGAAGACAGGAAAATCTCAGGTTATGAACAACAATAATTCAATCCATACAGAAAAATTCAATATGCTTAATGAAGATCAGAAGTTCATTAATCAGATCCTGGAAAGGTTCGGTCTGGAAATAAAATGGCTCGCTGAAAAGCTTCCTATGGATTATGAGCTGCTTCGTTACCAATTGCGTGAGGCTATCAACTATAGACAGGATGTTCATTCAAGAATTATTGAGGTGTTAAAAAAGGAAGGGTATATCAGTTCGAACAAAGAAGTATGTGATAAACTTAAAGATGATTTAATTGACTTCTCATCAGTACTCTCCGGAACAGTCTCTATCATATCAAAATCTGTTAAAGAAAAAATAAATGATCGTGTACTTGATGAGAGCGAGAAGAAGATGCTTACCGATCAGATAAAATCGCAGTTGAGAAGGGTTACAGATGAATTCAATGACTTACTCATTACGATTGACTTGAAATAAAATGTTAGTCACTCAAGAACAAATATTTAAGAAGCTAAGCGACATCGAGAAGAAACTCGAAAAGTTTATGAAAGAAACCGATTCATTCAGCATCGAGGAGATAAGCTTAAATAAAGCCTGTAAACTTCTTAAGCTCGGCAGCTATTCAGTTATTCAACTTGTCAAATCCGGAAAGCTTCAGGCCAGAGTTTACAGGGATAGCAAAAGAAAACTGCGTTACCGCTTCCGGTTAGTTGATATAAGAGCCTTTCAACAGAATAATAAATATGATCAGGTTTCACTTCACGCCGATGAAGTTGAGTCTGCAGAGGAAATTGCTAAAAGATTTTTCAATCAAAAAAGGAGTGCTTAATGGAAACGACTGTTAATGTTATCCCGGGGAAAGGTTATTTGATCATTGAAGCCTGGAACGATCACTGTTCAATCCGGGTGGCAGAAAAGAATACCCATTTCATTTATCGATTAATAAAGGTTTCTGTGAAGTTGTGGATAAAAACAACAGGTCAGTTATTCAGACAAGTTTTAATAAATAAAAAAGTCCTGCGTTAACAGGACTTTATCGATCACTAAACTTATTAGAAAGGTTCACTATGGAACTACACAAAAATAACAATTCACCAACAAAAAAGAAATCCCGGTTGAGGATTAGCCTGGTGAAACCGTTAAAGGTTACGCTGGATACTTCTTCAATAGTAACAGAGGAAAGACCGGTTACAAGGTTGCACCATCTGTTCCAGGGTTTCAAACAAACCTACGGACCGAAAGGAGATGTAAGACGATGAGTACACAATTAGTTAAACTCACAGAGGAAAGAATCGGAAACAACAACCAGCTTCAAAAATTTGTGCAGCAAGCCAGAACAATAGCAAATGTTGTATTTCCGGAGACACTTCCTTTCAGCGATAAGTATTGCAGGCTCGGTGCTGAAATCGTAACCGTGAATCCAAATGATGACAAACAAGTTTATCAGAATGAAAGCGGTGGTTATTGTTTACATCTCAGCAAGTTAAATGAGATTGCCAAAGCAGCTAAGATAAGAGTTGTTGGATCTCGTATACTTGAACGTAAAGTTGATGAGACCGGCCGGGTTACTTTTATAAGTCACGAAGTAACAGTTCAATACCGGACTGTAAGCGGCGAAATGATAAAGGAATCATACACCGGTAAGTACGATTACTTTAATGATGCAGCAACAAAAAGCGAGAAGCAGACAAAATCCAGACGCAAACACGCAGAGGCTCTCGCTGAAAGTAATGCTTTAACCAGGGCTTTCAATAAAGTCCTGCCTCAACTTCCTCAATCTTTCAACAAAAAGGATTTCGATAAACCATTCCTGATCCCTTATGTGGAAGAAGATAAGAACGCTTTGCTTTCTGAATTCTCTCCGGAGGAACAGAAATCAATTAAGAAGGAACTTGCCAGACAAAAACTTGGCATAGTTGATACAATTTATCAATCAGGATCTCCTGCAAACAACAGCAGACAAGTTGAAGAAGCCGTGGTTACTGAGGAAGTGACAGAAGCTCCCAAAACCGAAACACCACCAAACGAAGATCCCGGGTTTATTTCAGAGACTTATCGTGAAGCTCCGCAGAATGAAAGAACTGAGAAAATTTTACAATTAATTGAATTGAAGAAATTCCAGGATCCTAAAGGCACTCCGTTTACTCAAGCCAGGATTGAACAATCTCCACTCGATTCACAAATTAAGTTCATTAAGAAGCTTCTGGAAATGCCGGATGCTGAGGAGGCGTTACCTATATGAATTGGAAAACGGAAGTGCTCGGACACACAATCCGGGTTATTGATGAAGAGGGAAACGACATTGTTGTTGTCGGTTCTGTTGCAAATCCGGAAAACATAAAGATTGCAAATCTGCTCTCAGCAGCTCCTCAACTTTATGATGATCTGGCAGTTGTATATCAACTGTTCAATTCATTTCAGATCTCATTACCAAAAACTATTTCAAATCGAATTGGTGAGTCATTAAAAAAAGCGGAGGGAAAATGTACAGAAGAAACAAAGCAGACGGATGCATTACAGCAATCCCGACAGCGTTAGTGATGGCAACATTAATTTATTTAATAATAACTATGGCAGGAATTTTCAAATGAAACAATTAAGATTTATTCATACAGCGGACTGGCATGCTGATGCTGATCCGAAAAAACAAAAGAAGCTTGAGGCTTCTCTTGATCAGATGGTTGCGTATTGCAGCAACGTAAAAGTTAATGCAATAATTCACGCCGGGGATGTATTTGAGAAGAGTCAGAAATACCAGGCAAACTCAGGCGTGCCGGTTGTGCTTAAGTATTTACACAAACTTGCAAAGTTGGTTGATTTCATCTTCATAACAAAAGGAAATAATAGTCACGATGAACCCGGAAGCATAGAACTGCTTCACCAGATCGAACCGAATGTATTTGCTTATGAATATCCGGTGGTGTTAGGAATGAAAGCTGGTGCAGTAAAACAACACGTATTTGATCTGCTAAGAGACGAGCACAGGATAACAGAATTTGATTACATCGTTTCCTTAGTTCCATATCCAACAAAAGCTTCTCTGTTAATTGAAGACAGTATAGACAACAACAATGCAAACTTCATTGAAAAGTTTGAACAGATCTTCGAGCACATTGGTGAGGTTACACAACCTTATACTTGTCCGAAGCTTCTGGCTTTTCATGGTAATGTCGTTGGATCTCGTTTGTCATCCGGACAAACATTAGTTAGTCAGGATATAATGGTTGCACCTTCCACACTTGAAAAAGCAAAGCACGATTATTATGCACTTGGTCATATTCATTTAAGACAATTCTTCAAACCGAATATGGGTTACTCCGGGTCAATCTATAACAAGAACTGGGGAGAGACTGAACAGAAAAGCTTTGAAACAATCGAGTTTGAAGATGGAAATATGATTACGATAACAATTCCGCTTAATGCTGCCCGTCCGATGGTAAAGATTGATGCTGAATTCATTAATGGACGCTTTGAGTGGGATGAATCAATCACAACTGATGAAGCAAATGCAAACGCTGAGTTTCGTTTCCGGTGTACCGTATCTGAGAATGACCGAAAGTTAATCTCTGATGATAAGATTGAATGGTTGAAAACTTTCTTTGGTAAAGATGTAAAGATTGAATTCAACATCATCCCGGACCAGCGTGAAAGCAGATCTGAGAAGATTATGAATTGCAAAACCTTGCTTGATGAAGTTAAGGAATACGCTTCTGTCATCGAGCAACCGATTAACGGTACGATTGAACAGAAAGTCCTGGAACTTCAGGAGAAAGGAGTTGAGGTACAATGATAAAATATCTAATTATTCTCGGAATGTTTTATCAGCCTAAAAACAAGCTTCACAAAGCGATACAGGAATTTATTGGCCAACAAAATCGAAAAGTGATCAAAGAAGAGAATCTTCAAGCTTATAAGAAATATCTCGGTGATGGAATTGAAAGACTAAATGATCAACATCGAAAATGCACAAGGGTAAGTGCTAACTTCTGGAAAAGCGAAACCGATGAACATCTCCACTTGGAGAATGTAGTATCACTTTCAATGTTTAAGTTTAAGGAGAAGGGAGTTGAGGTATGAAAATTCGTAAACTAAAACTTCGCGGTGCAATAGGAATAAGAAAAGGATTAGGACTTGAAGAAATTGAAATCGATTTCAGTCAGTATCAATCCGGACTAATTGCACTAACCGGGCGCAACGGCAGCGGTAAAACAACCATAATGGAAAATCTTCATCCTTACCGGATGATGGTTAGCCGGGATGGTTCGCTTCAAAATCATTTCTACTTAAAGGATAGTTTCCGCATTCTTGAGTTTGAGCAGGACGGTGATATTTATGAATCTAAAATTTTGATTGATGCGCTAACCGGAGGTTCAGAAGCTTATCTGCTGAAAAATACACACAAGGGATATAACCCTCTTAATGATGGTAAACTAACCACCTACGATAAAGCTATTGAGGATCTGCTTGGATCCCCGGATCTGTTCTTCAATTCAGTTTTCTCCGGACAGAAAAGCAAAGGTATTGCTGAACTGAAACCAGCCGATAGAAGAAAGCTTTTCTATGAACTTCTTAACCTCAACATTTATGAGCAATACTTAGAACAGGCTAAAGTAAAAGCCAGGGAACAGGAAGTAAAACTCTCTGCGGTTGAAGGTGAAATAAAAGCATTGCAGCAAAGCCAGACTTCGTTGGATGTTCTCGATGATCAGAGAGTTGAACTGCTTAATGACCAGGTTAAAATCATTTCTGACATTTCAAATCTTGAAACCCGGATTGATGAGCTCAAAAAAGAGATCTCCGATTTAACAGTTAAGGTGAAACTTGCAGAGGACAAGCGATCCAGGAACAAAGAATACCAGGATAAGATTGATAATATTGGAGGGGATATTCTTTCTTTAACAACTCAGCACAATTCAAAAATCATCAGACTGACATCTGAGATTGATGATAATAAAAAACTGCTTGAGCGAAACAAGAAACTTGCTACTCCGGAAGCTAAGGAAAAGGTTCGATGGAAGCTGAAAGAAATTGAAAGCCTTAAGCAGTCACTAAGCACAACTAAAGATTATCACTCCGGCATTCAGAAACAATATTCTGATCATCAGAAAGAATATTCTGAAAAATTAATATCCCTGGGAGAACTGGAGAAGAAAGTAAATACTCTTCGCTCTGAGTTTAACGCTCTTAAATCCGAAGCTGAAACCAGGTCAAATGAAATCAAAAGGTATGAGGAATCAATCAAAATTATTGATGAAGTGCCTTGTGATCAACCAACCGGAAGCAGTTGTAAGTTCTTAATTAATGCCTACGGAAACAAGGAATCATTACCGGGGTTGAACGAAGCCTTAAAGAAGATCGATGAAAATCTCTCATTCAAAGAGGCAGAACTTGTCAAAGCGGAGAAACAACTCCGAACTGATAAGCAAATGATAGATGAACAGTTCACGCTTAAAGATCAGGATTTCAAATGTATCATGAAGGACAATGAAACTGAGATTGAAGCTGTAAACAAAAAGCTTGCAGAGCTAACTAAAGACAACTGGGAAAAACTTAACGAAGATCTGAAAGAAGCCGGAAACAACATCAAGTTGCTCGAGGAGAAAATTAAAAACACTCAATCTCTTATCGACCAGGCTGTTGATGATTTTAACAGATCTATTGAATCTCTTAAGGTTCAGGCAAATGAACTGACTAGAAAGATTGATAACAACATCGATCTTGAAATCCGGAGCGTGGAAAAAAGCCGGGACATGAAAGCCGATGAACTCGATAAACTTTCCAGGGAACTGAAAACCAGTCAGGATCTTCTTAGCTCATACGAAAGACAAATCGCAACACTCGATAAAGAGATTGAAACGATCAAACAGAATGAGGAACGAATTGCAAAGCTGAATGAAACGAAGCGAGAAATTGAGAGCGAAATAAAAGACTGGTCGTTCCTGGTTAAGGCTTTCGATAAAACAGGAATCCCGGTGTTGAAACTTGAGAACTCAGGGATCGAAATAACATCTGTTGCAAATGAACTGCTTTCAATCTTTGAGAACAAATTCCGGATTGTATTTGAAACCACAAAACTTAAAGCTGATAAAAAGAGCTACAAAGAATCATTCGATATAAACATAGTTGAAGATGATGGCGTTTGTGAGATCTCGAATAAATCCGGCGGCCAGCAGGTTTGGTTAGAGACAGCAATTCAGCTTGCAATTTCCCTGGTGGTCCGTAACCAGGGAAGGAACATTGAGACAGCCTTCCTGGATGAGAAAGACGGAGCACTCGATCTTGAAAATGCTTATTCATACATCGAAATGTTAAGACGAGCTCACCAACTCAGCGGAGTTCACAATACTTTCATAATTACACATCGTCCTGAACTACTCGACTTTATTCCTCAGCAAGTAAAACTCACCGACGGAGTTTTGGAGGTGGTGAACGGGTGAAAGCACTATCAATGAAGCAGCCGTGGGGCTACTTAGTTCAGACCGGGCTTAAAACTATTGAAACGAGGAAATGGAAAACCAACTACAGAGGAGATATACTATTTGTAGCCTCCAAAAAGATTGATACTAATTTCTTTGACGTTGTCCTCACTGACCAATTAATCAACACTCATATTGACCTGGATAAACTTAAAAACCCAAAGCTCGGTGTCGCCCTATGTATCGCTGAACTATACGACATCAAACCGATGACAGTGGAACACGAAGCATCGGCTTTTTGTGAAACTTATCCTGGTGCATATTCTTGGTTTTTAAGGAATATCCGAGAAGTTAAACCATTTCCAGTAACAGGAAAGCTCAGCTTATTTGATGTCGAGGTGCCTTTATGAACCAACCAACATTATTTGATAAGAGAGAGGTAAACATACCTCTCTCAAATAAAATCGATTCCTTCTATTCGGATGATGTTAAAACCAAACGGGTAACTCAGAAGGAACAGATACTTGAAGCTCTCCGCACGCTCGGAGAAGCAACACAAAGGGAGCTTTCAGAAGCCACCGGGCTACCACGTCACGTAATTCCGGATCGAATATTAACACTTATCGCTGAGGAGAAGGTTGTAATCAGTGGTAAGTGTTTCGATCCGTTGACCAATAAAGAAGTAACTACTTACAAACCAATTAAATGAGAGGTACTCAATGAGTAAAAAAAAATCCCAGTCGAGTCGTTGGCTACATTGTAAGAAACCAGGTTGAACGACCATACATCCGGCTGCAGGGCGAATGGCTTAACGAAGCCGGGTTTGGGATTGGAAGTTTATTCGTTGCAGAAATAACAGACAATCAAATCATTTTAACAAGAAGGGATGCAGAATGAACGAAAATATTTTAATTGATAAGAACCAGGAAACAATTGAGACCTGGGCGTATATAGAAATAATGGGACACAACAGAATTGCCGGCCGGGTATCTGAAAGAAAGGTCGGCATCCAGGTTATGCTTCAGGTTGATGTTCCGAAACCTGATGAAGGATTTTCACACACGGAATTATTTTCTCCCTCTTCAATATTCTCAATCAAACCAACCACGGAAGAGTGGTGCCGGAAATTTGTTGGTGCACGTGTGAATTACGATGTGCTTCCTTACATACCAGCAACAAGGCAACTTAAAGAATCCTCTTCCTTTCCACCCAGTCAAGAGGAATTGAAAGAACAATTTCAAGCTGAAGAGGCCGCAAACTTTTTTGACGATGAGGATGAGAATGAATTATAATTTTCAGACTCCGGAGATCGTTGCTGATTACATGGTTACACTAATTCCCAAAAAATGCAGAACGATTCTTGAGCCTACACCAGGAAAAGGAAACCTGGTAAATGCTTTAGAGAAGTCTGATCGGCCGTTTGAAATAACCGCCCTGGCTAATTTCTGGGATCTGGATGATGAGTTCTATGACTGCGTTTTAATGAATCCGCCATTTAATAAAGATGCTTTTTTTGATCATAGTGGAAAACCTGCAGGATATAATATGCCATGCTCATTCATTATAGATACTTGTATGAAACGAACCGATAATATTATTGCTTTGCTTCCATGGTCTCATATTACAAACTCAGTTCTTAGAGTTAAGCAATTGATGAATTATGGATTGCAAACAGTCATAACATTACCGCGAAAAACATTTCCCGGCTCAAGAGTTCAAACTTGTATCGTTCAACTTAAAAAAGGATATCCTGAAAAAACTGAATTTAAATATTTCGACTGGTGACTTATGAAAATAGAAAACGTAGTAAATATTTCTATACAAGAGGCAAAGAACAAACAACATCTAAGAAAATATGCTCAGTTATATGATACACTTAAAGAGATGGAAGCTAATGAAACCATTTGCATAACCTGTAAGGATCGTTTTGAATATAAGAATGTTGCTTCTGCAATATTCAGGCTAATAAGAAATAACATACGAAAACCAGATGAATTTAAGACAACGTACCTTATCTCCGAACTAAGAATTTACGTTTATAAAAAGTCCTTGAAAAAATGAAAAGATTAATTACACACAGAAATTTCGAGCTCCGGGAGTGGCAGCAGGAAGCTTTCAGATCAGTATTGAGTGTCTGCAATAATGGTAAGAAAGATTTTCTATGCGTAGCCACACCCGGAGCCGGTAAAACTAAGTTTGCACTTAAAACCGCTCACCATTTCCTTGAGAAAAATCTTTGTGATCGTATTGTTGTAGTAACTCCCAGCGAAGGATTGAAACGACAATGGGCCTATGAAGCTGCAAACTTTGCCGGAATAGATCTCGATCCGGATTTTACAAACAACCAGGGAATGGAAGCCAGCGACTTTCACGGTGTTGTTATAACATACGCTTTGCTCGGCCAGGATAAAAAACAAATCCACTCTCAAAACACATTTGCAAAAAGAACTTTTGTGATCTTTGATGAAGTTCACCACGCTGGAGAAAGTTTATCCTGGGGAGATGCGTTAAAGAGATCCTTTGAGGATGCTGTCTTCAGACTTGCAATATCCGGAACTGCATTCAGATCTGACGATGCACCGATTCCCTTCATAAAGTATAACAACAATGTTTCTGTTGCTGATTATAATTACTCCTATGAACGAGCAATCCGGGAAAATGTTTGCCGGCCGGTTTACTTTACAATTCACGACGGTACAATGAAATGGAGAGTTGGTACACAGGAATTTGAGCACAACTTTAAAGACTACCTAACACCGGACCAGGTGAGCAAACGATTAAAGACCGCTCTCGATCCGAAGGGAAACTGGGTGAGGGATGTTTTGAAGGATGCCGACGAAAAGCTTAACGAGATCCGCAGGACACATCATAATGCTGCAGCTCTCGTGTTTGCAGCCACACAGCGGCACGCAAAAGAAATATCAAAGGTTTTACTCGAGCTCACAGGAGAAGAACCGCCTGTGGTGGTTTCTGACGATGGAGACGGCTCAGAAAAGATTGAGTCGTTCAAGCGCAGCAACTCCCGGTGGCTTGTTTCCGTGAGAATGGTAAGTGAAGGAGTTGATATTCCACGACTCCGGGTTGGTGTATATCTCACCATCATAAAAGCTGAGCTTTATTTCCGTCAGGCAGTTGGAAGATTTGTCCGGGTGATTACCGGGCTTCATCATCAGGATGCATACATATTCATTCCCCAGGATAAAGATATTGTGAAGCTAGCTGAAACAATTCAGATCGAGCGTGATCATGCTTTGGATGAAGCTGAACGACTGAAGAATGCGGGGGCCGGAGGAAATACAGATCTGTTCGGTAACGATTATACACCGGCTCTTCAAGGAAAGTTCATTCCACTGGGAAGCGAAGCCACCGACAGTAAAACCATTGCGGTGAACATAGAAATTAACTCCGGAATAAAGCACTCGGTTGATACCCGAAAGGTTCCTGTGAATGATGATCCAGTTTACCTGCAGAAAGAACGCCTACGGGACAATCTTAATCTGCTGGCCAAGAGGATTGCACTGAAGCGAAAGAATGGAAACCCGGGTATTAAACCTGATTGGAAGATAGCTCACAAAATATGGCGGGAGCAAGGTGGGAAAGAGATGCACCTTGAAACCATTGAAGAACTAATCAATCGACTTAATTTTTATCAAAACTTACTGAGGAATTAGAATGGCAAGAAAACGGATGATCGACCCCCACTTTTTCGAATCAGCTCAGGACAAAGGGTGGACTTCTGATGATTGCACCGTGATGATGGCTGCAATTTCGGCAGCAGATGATGAAGGAAGAGGACGAATAAAATCACTGACTGACAAGATTTCGGGGATAGTAACTGACAGAAAATTAAAAAAATGTGTTCAAAGATTACAATATTCTATCGTTTTTTATTCAAAAATTTATTATTTCTTACCAAAATGGGAAGAATACCAAAAAGTTTCGCACCCGATACCATCAAAATATCCAGACCCTAAATTATTTATAAATAAAGACTTAACTTCAAAAAATTCAGGAATTAATCCCGAACCACTCCGGAAGGACTCCACGACAGGTAAGTATAGTTTAAAAGAGTTAAGTTTAAATAAGGTTAGTGTAGATGAGGGGAATGTGGATAACTCAAACGGGAACCACCAAACTTCTAACCTTGAAATTTCTTTACCTCTTCTTACGGAAATCTCAGACTACGCTCCTATCGATTATGAAAATCGTGAGCATGTAACTGAAGCTGTTAAGAACTTACTTAATTCATTTTGCAACATCGAACATCCGGACAAAGCAACTCTATCAAGCTTTACCAACATTGTTATGAACACGAAACAGGTTAAGAATCAAACTGCATTTGAGTATTTATTTAACACTTTTAATGAGTTTCACACGTATCCGGAAGGAAAAAGAAACCTCGGTTATTTGTACAAACGATTGAAGGGAAGGATTGACGATGCTCTCATTGAAGCCAGGGAACGCAAAGCAAAACAGATTAAACAGAAAGAAAATGCAGAAATCAATATTGTTCACGATGAAGATATTGAACAGTTAGCAAACAAAATGAAATTCGATTAATTGCACAAAAGTGCCTGGGAGAAATTATGCAACAAGAATTTTTTAGAATAAAACTTGAAACAGCAAAACAGATTGCAACTGAGTTAGTGGATATCCTTTCACCACATTGTGAAAGAATTGAAGTTGCCGGATCTGTAAGAAGAAAAAAACCGGATGTGAAAGACATAGAGCTGATAATCATTCCGAAAGTGGAAGTGGAATTTTCCGGATTGTTCAACGATGAGGAAAATTTATTTTATCCGCTCGATCGGTTCATCCTGGGTGATGATAGGTTTGACTTCCGTCTGAACAAAAACGGACACCGGATGTACGGAGAGAAAAATAAACTCATCATCTATCATCCCGCTCCCGGTGTGAATATCCCGGTTGACATCTTCGCGGCAAACGATGAAAATTTTATGATGGTAAAGTTTGTACGGACCGGCGGAGCAGAAAACAATTTACAGGTAGCGAGAAAAGCTAATTCACTCGGAATGAATTTAAGAATTTATGAAAGCTGCTTTGAGGATAAACGAGGCTATAAGTACAGAATGAATTCAGAGGAACAGATTTATAAATTTTTGGAGCTTCCTTACTTAAAAGCTGAGGAGAGAAAGTGAAGCATAACATACTTCTGAGCGAAAGCTCGAGAAGTTAGTTATGCTGAACGGAAAAATTCACTATTAAAATTTCAAGAGGTACTCTATGAAGGAAGATATGTCTATGACAGATCAGGAAATTATCGCTAGGCTAAAAACATATCCTTTAGCGACAGTTCAGAATATTTGTTTAAGCGGAAATGAGTTTTGGAGTAATGCGGCTCAAAATGAATTAGCTCGCCGGAAAAAATTAAAACAGAAAAAAAATGAGCAGAGCAGACCTAAATCAATCCGAAATAGTTAGAGCATTAAGAGCTGTTGGTGCAACGGTGCATATCACCAGTCAGGTCGGTGGCGGCTTTCCGGATCTTGTGTGTGCGATCTCCGGAAAAAATTATTTAATTGAAATTAAAAACAAAGACGCTCGTGGAAAACTATCCACCTCTCAGCTAATCTTCCGGGACAAATGGAAAGGCAAGGTGCACGTAGTTGAAACTGTAGATGAAGCATTAAAAGTTATCGGAGTAAATGTATGACAAAGTTTAATTTCACACAAGGCTGTAAAACTAAAAAGGGACCAGTTCCCGTGACAAGACTGATCACGAAAGACCATTCTGTCTACCCAATCTTCTTTGATGAATTTGGACTGAAACGAACAAAGGAAGAAGTTGAGCGGATTCTAAAAGAACTGGAAGCAAAGGAGAAAGATGATCAGAGTTTATTCAATCCTAAAAAAGTTTAGGATTCTTTTGATATTTCAAAAATTTATTATTCGAGTGTGAAAAAATGAACGATGAAATAATTATTGATATGCTGGAGATTTTCGTCAAGCGTGGCCTTGTTCCTAAGAACATTTTGAGGAATGCTGTTATCAAAAAAGAGTATGAACAAATGAAAGGTGATGGTGTGCGATCTGAGGAAGCATTCGAATCACTCGGTCAGAAACATTTTTTAAGTCCAAAAGCAATTCAGGCAATCGTTTATGTCAAAGAGAAAAAGCAAGCTTAGTAGAAAAATCATTCCGGTTACATGCACATCTTCGCACCAGGTGGATGTTTCTGATATGAAGCCGATCCAGGGTAACCTGAAAAGCCGGACCAGGGAACAGCTTCAGAACTTACGGACTATGATTCTGAAATACGGATTTTCCTTCCCGATGTATATCTGGTTTGATGGAGAGAATCATTTCACACTCGATGGTCACGGAAGGGACTTCATTTGTAAAGAGCTGGTGAAGGAAGGTTATACATTCAAGCAAAAGGATGGATCGGTTAACACTTCGCTGCCGTGCGTTTTCATCGATGCTAAAAATAAAGTTGAAGCAAAAGAAAAATTGTTAGCTGTGAACAGCAGCTATGGAACGATAACGGATGAAGGACTTTATTCATATCTGTTTGAACCTGGGTTTGAACTGAACTTTGGTGAAATGAAAAGTACGCTCGAACTTCCCGGTGTTGATCTTATCGAATTTGAACAAACATATCTCTCTCCGGACGAAGCGCAGGAAAGCGATCGGGAATATCAATTTATATTTTCCCAGGAACAGATTAAGCAAGCTATCAAAGATCATTTTCCAAAATTCAAAACCGTTCAGGAGATTGTGGATGGCGTGATAGACATTCCTCTGGCAATGCATCAGTTCAATAAACTTTGTTCCGGAACCAAGAATGTGGGTGGAGATATATCTTTGCTTTTTAATCCGCACCGGCTCGAGACCAGAATAAACAATCGTAAGCATTCAGCAGCTGACTGTTTCATCAATCCGGAGAAAGGATTTATTTCATCAATTTCACAATGGATGAGCAAGCAGCAGGATGTAGTTCATCACCGGCAATACATTGATGTTGCAAAGGCAAACACTGGGACACAAATGGCTCACGAATTCAAACCATATTTAGCCAGGGACATTTACCAGGATTATTGTGAAGAAGGTGCAAAGGTTCTAGATCCCTGTGCCGGTTGGGGCGGACGAATGATGGGCTTTGCTTCTTCCGGATTAGGCGGTGAATATTTTGCAACTGATCCATCGGTCAAAACTTTCCAGGGATTGCAGAAACTTCGTGATTTTCTTTTGAGTGCTTCCAACATCGCAAAGCCAAAAATAAATCTATTCAACAAACCATTCGAGGATTTGAAAGTTCCGACTTCATACTTTGATTTTGCATTTACATCACCACCTTACTTCGATACTGAAATTTATTCAGATGAAGAAACTCAGGCATTCATCCGATACAAAACGATCGGGGAATTCAATAAGAAATTTTTAACAGTGCTTATTCAGAAGGTGATGAAATCCTTAAAAGCAAATGGTTTCTTTGTCATCAACATTGGCGGAAGTCAATACCGGTTTGATCTGGTCATCAATTCGATTTGTGAAAAGCTTGGTTTGAAAGTCCGGGAGATCTTCGATTACAAAATTGGAAAGGGAAATCATCTCATCGAAAAAATGCAAGGTGATAAACTTGAGAACACAATCAAAGCCAATGATTTATTTTTTGAAATAAGGAAGTAAACCAATGCCAGTCATTAAAAACGATATGGGTGAAAAGATCGAAGGAGGCCACACTGAAATTGTCTGGTCCCGGATTGATAGTGTCGTTACTCTGATCCTGGAGAACGAGAGATACTTCCAGGCAAAGCGTGGTGGTGAGCTAAACCAGATTGTAATGAAAACCTTTGGTGTTGCTGAGCGTATGGCGAAAATCTACGTTAGCGAAGCCAAGAAGGAAATCCGGAGGCTCGGGAGGGCTGAGAAGAAAAAAGCATTGCTAAGAGCTTTACGTGATAGAGAGTTTTTATTTCAACGTGCCAAAGGCACTAAAGACAAAGCAGGTAAACTTATTGAGAAGCCGGATTATAAACTGGCTCTTGAAATAGTGAAGGATCGAGACAAGATCCTTGGTCTTTATGTTGATGAAGTAAAACAAACCGGTGAAATGACTATGAAGAATGTTGATATGAGTAAGTTCACCGAGCACGGACTTGAAAGATTGAAGCGCGGAGATACGATAGAAGAAGTATTGATGGATCCAAAAGCAGTGAAGATTGAATGAATCAAATCCAGTTAGCAGCAGAAGCGGAACTTGAATTAAGAAGACGCAGAGCCGAAAGGTTGAAGCAGTACGAAACGCAGCGTGATTTTTACAAGACTCATCCCCTTGAATATCTGGTTGAGCGATTAGGGTTCAGAGCTAATACAATTGATTGGAATCTCAATCCTGAATATCAAAATCACAAGTGGGATGGAACAGTAAACCCATTCATCTTTATTCTTGAATGCTTATCCCAGGGAGTAAGGAAAATCGGAGTTGAGTCGTCCACGGGAACAGGTAAAACAAAAATTGGTGCCGGTATTGCATTGTGGTTTTTAGACTGCTTTGAAAATTCTCTTGTAGTAACCACAGCTCCCAAAGAACCACAATTGAAACTTCATATTTGGAAGGAAATAGGGGTAATGTATCCTGTGTTCAGGAAAGGGTCGCTGAGTACGTTGCGACTTAATATGCACGAGGATCCACGGCTGACTGATTGGCAAGCGATCGGATTCGTTGCCGGTGTTGCTGCAGATGAACAGTCATCCACAAAAGCACAGGGTTTCCACGCCGAGCATTTACTGATCATCATCGAGGAGACTCCCGGTGTGCCTCAGCCGATCATTGAAGCATTTCAGAATACTGCAGACGGACCACACAATATAATTTTAGCTTTTGGAAATCCTGATCACCAGCTTGATAACCTACATAAGTTTTGTCAGCTCCCGAATGTTATATCGATTAGGATCTCCGGGTATGATCATCCGAATGTTGTATTGAAAAATCCTTCATTTATTCCTGGTGCTGTTACGCTCGATGGGTTGAACGATAAGAAGGTTCGTTATGGTGATGAGGGTGCGCTATATCTTTCGCGTGCAAAAGGGATTTCCCCCGGGCAATCGGTATCTGCTTTAATAAATTTGAAATGGGTTAAGGAAGCAAATGAGAGATGGAATCTTATCTGTGAAGAAACCGGAAAGATAGAGGAAACAAAAATTCCCGGACATAAAGCTCTTGGGGTTGACGTTGCTAATTCCGAACATGGTGACAAAGCAGCGATTGCCAAAGGTAAGGGAACAGTTTTAATTTCGGTGGTTGACTTTCAATGTCCCGATTCAAATCTCCTAGGTAAACGGGAAGTTCTGCAGCTGATGAAAGACGAAAACATTGAGGCTAAGCGAGTCGGTGTTGACAGTGTTGGAGTAGGAGCCGGAACAGTTAATGCTTTGAAGGAAATGGATCAATACGTTGCAGCTCTTGGCGGAGCAGATGCACCTGTTGACATTGCTAACCAGGAAGAAAAGTTTAAAAATCTTCGTTCCCAGATGTGGTGGCAATTAAGAGAAGATTTGCGGAATGGAATTATAGCTCTTCCGCCGGATGATGAATTAACTGCCGACCTGATTACTCCTGAGTGGGAGCCAAAAAACGGTAAGGTAGTTGTTGAGTCTAAAGAGTTAATAAAAAAACGTTTGGGTCACTCCCCAAACAAAGGCGATGCTGTTGTATACTGGAATTGGGTAAGGAACAGCAGAAGTGCAATTGAATTTTTAAAGTAAGGAATTAAGCTATGTATTTAACACAAACCGACATTGTCAATCTCCAACTGAACCAATATCAGAACTACCGGCTTTCGGAAATAATATCATCACTGATCAGGGAAGATCTCGAGAGTGAAGAGAAGAGGGATATGAAAGACGGTACGAATTACTACAAATCGAAGCACGACATTCTCGATGTTGATTTCAGAAAGTATTTTATCGATGGTGTTTCTTACGTCAACCAGAATAAAAGCAATAACCGGATTGTGAACGCTTATCACAAATACCTGGTTGATCAGAAGGTCGGATATATTGCCGGGCATCCGATAATGTTTAAAGGCGAGGATGAGCAATTTGTAAAACTGATCAATGAAAATTTTACTTTCTGGTTTAACAACATTTTCAAGAAGCTTTTGACAGGCAGCAGCAACCGGGGAAGGGACTACCTTTATGTTTTCATAAATGAAAAGGGAGAATTCGATTATGCCCAAATACCCGGTGAGCAGATCATTCCAATTTATGACACTCAGTTTAATGAAAAGCTTGTTGGTGTTATCAGATATTATCCGGTTACTTACCGGGAGTCGTTGAACACACCCAGGATAACACTTAACAAGGTGGAGATATACGACAGTGAAAAGGTTTTCTACCTGGTGGAAACAAAGGGCGGACGATACATTCCTGATCCTGACATACAACCGAATCCGCGGTTTCATATTTACAAATGGAACTCTTTGAATCAAAACACTCCTGAAGGACGAGGCTGGGGACGTGTTCCGTTTGTAGAGCTGAAGAATAACGAGGAAGCAATCTCTGATCTCAGGTTCACAAAGAATCTGATTGATAATTACGACTATGACCTCAGCTCATTCTCGAATAACCTGGCGGACATTGCAAAAGCAATCTGGGTGCTTAAAGGGTATGAAGGTACGAAGCTAAGTGAGTTTGTCCGTAACCTGAATATGTATGGTGCTATCAAAGTTAATAAGGATGGTGGAGTTGAACCGAAGCAGAATGAAATTCCGAAGGATGCACACGACTCTCATCTTGACCGGGTTGAGGATAATATTTTCGTTTTTGGTTTTGGTGTTAATCCGAAAATTGACAAAGCGGGCTTATCTCCCTCCGGAATTGCACTCGAGTATATGTATGCCGGTCTGGACATTAAGAGCAACATAATGATAACTCAAGCCACGCTTGCTATTCACGAGTTTATGAGCTTCCTTGCTGATTATTTTTTGATCACTAAGCGAGTTCAATACAATGCAGATAAAATTGATCCGGTGTTCAAGAAACATCTGATAATTAACGAGAGTGAAAAGATTAAGAGTGTTAAAGATTCTCTGGGTGTTATTTCTCGACGGACAGCTATTTCAAATCATCCCTGGGTTAAAAATGTAGATGATGAACTTGATGCTTTTGAGAAGGAAGGGGAGGGAATAATCGACTTCGATAAAATTCCGGCTGAGGAAGGAGATGAATAAACCGATCTACTATGAATTGCCGGTTGCGTGGAAATCAAAAACACAATCGATGTTTGATGAACTGAATATTGAAGCCAGTGCTGATGATGACATTGCACCACTTGTTGTTGATCTGAATGAGATTGCCGGCTTCAATCCTGTTCAAGAAAACAACAGGACTACCCTAAGGTTTTATTTTGGAATTGCCTGTGAGTGCACAATACCATTTGATGAGTTCAAGAAATTCTTTGAAGATAAAACCGGGAATGTGATTCAGAAGTATGGACGTTAACGAAAAAATAATTAAGCTGCTCGCCCAGGCAGATTCGAAACTTGATAAGCTGATTGCCGGTTATGAAAAGGATCTGCTGAGACAATACAAACGTTCGCTCGGGGAGATAAAAAAACTTATTGCTGCAATCTATGAAAAGTATGGCGACAGTGTTAGGTATGAAGATCTGATCATCTACAACCGGCTGACAAATCTTGAACGGGAAATTGCCGACCAGGTTAAGTTACTTACCAATGAAAATATAAAAACCATCTCTAAGGGATTGAAGGAATTTTATTCTGAAAATTATTACAGAACTGCTTATGCTCTCGAAAGCAGTTTGAGTGTTCGACTTGGCTTTGGTGTTTTAAATCCGAAAGTGGTTGAGGCTTCTCTTCTTAATCCACTTGACCGAATCACCTGGAAGTCCAGATTGCAGGAACACGCACAGTTTTATGTTAAACAGATCCGGCAGGAACTAACTCAGGGACTTATCCAAGGACAGGGTTACGGTGCAATTGCAAAAACCATCCAGGATAAAACGGGACTTACAGCAAACAAGGTTTTACGGGTCGTCCGGACAGAAGGACACCGGGTACAGAGTGCAGCTAGGGTTACTTCTTTCAGTAAAGGGGAAGCGGCAGCCGAGCGGTTAGGGATTGAGTCTGTTAGAACCTGGGTGCACAGTGGCAATCCCAGGGAGCCTCGACCGGATCACATACAAATGGATGGTGTTGAAGCTGACGACGAGGGAAAGTTCACTTTGCCCGATGGAACGACAACCGATGGACCAGGATTAACCGGTATTGCTGAGCATGATATTAACTGCGGATGCACTACTGCTCTTAAGTTTAAGAACCTGAACACAGTTTCTCTGGCGGAGTATATCCGGAAGAATTATGATAGTTTTGAGGAGTGGAAGGGGGAGAGGGTTTAATAATTTGGTTACAGATTAGTGAAAAACTAATTTTCATTGACTTTGAAAGTCAATAGAGGTAATTTTGAATACCATCACTTTAGGAGTTTGTATGCCCGTACTCGAATATATAAATCCGACTAAAGAAGTAGATAATATAGCTGATTTTTTTATTTATTATGCCAATGAATTTGGTGATTTGTTAACAAATCTAAAAATTCAGAAACTGGTATATTACTCCCAAGCTTGGTATTTAGCCTTGTATGATAAACCATTGTTTAGTGAAGATTTTGAAGCCTGGGTTCACGGTCCGGTATTGCCAACTTTATACCAAAGATTTAAGAAATTCGGATACCAACCCATCAATGAGAAAATAGAGAAGCCAAATCTTCTCCAAGAAGTGGAAGCACATCTGAAAGAAATTTATCATGTCTTTAATAAGTTTAATAGTTATGAACTTGAGTTGATGACGCATCGAGAAAAACCTTGGCAAATTGCCAGAGGAAATCTACCTAGCCTTATACCATCAAGTAATAAAATTAATAAAGAGGAAATGAGAGATTTCTATAAATCAGTTGCTAACGAAAAATGAGTCGAATCAAGGCTTCGAAAGTCCCTCAAAAGTCAAATAAAATAAAACCTGCTGCATTGATTCCGAACGGACTGTTAACTTTTTCGTTTAAATATCTTTCTATAAATCATAAAAAATTCTGTATTGACCAATGTGAAAATGCCTACTTCAAGGAGTTATTGACACGGTTGTTACACATAAGTTCATTTACGTACAATCAGTTTATTTCAGAAAGGTCTACAGCCTTAAGAGCACATATCATAAGATGGGATGAAACCTCTGAGCCAGAGGGATACTCGCATCTTCCAGCACAATTGAGAGACTATGCACCCTATCAATTTGGCATTAATAATAATAATTATGGTCGGGTACATGGTTTTTTACACGAAGGAACGTTTTATATAGTATGGATTGACCCCGATCATCTATTATATAATTCACAATGAATTAATATCTTAAGTTAATTGAAGAATATGAACGAAAGAAAAACAGAAAATATAGTTCGTAAGCATTTTCAAAAATTTTCTATGATTAAAATAGAAGAACAAAAATCTGATAATCCTAAAATTAATAAACTGTTACGCAATGCTTCAAAAAAAGGAAATGGTCCAGGGTATCCAGAATTTATTATAACATTTAAGAATGATTCAGATTTTATCATTGTCGTTGAATGTAAAAGTAGTATTAAGAAGCATGTTAGTCCCGAGGGAAACAAATACTCTGAGTTTGCCGTTGACGGGGTGAAACTTTATGGGTCCTATCTCACTAAAGAATTTAATGTATTAGCCATTGCAGTGAGTGGAGAAAAAATCAGTGAAATAAAAGTTTCACACTTTTTATTTTTAAAAAATTCTTCAGATGCCATTCCAATATTTTCAAATAAGCTTATTGATCCTGATTCCTACTTAACTGGTTTCAAACATAGTCCTCAAAAATTTTCTTATGATTATGAAAAGTTACTGATTTTCTCTAAAGAACTAAACGAAACGCTACATGCCCATAAGGTAAAGGAATCACAGAGAAGTTTACTGATAAGTGGGATATTAATTGCATTAGAAAATAAGGCATTCAAAAAATCCTACAAAGATCACACTAAACCAAAAGATCTTGCAAATATGTTAGTTCAAACGGTTTCACTTGAACTCAAAAATGCTAATTTAAATAACGAAAAATTGGATAACCTTAATACGGCATACTCATTTATACGGACACATACATCTTTGTCTAGTCAGCCTGAGGTATTGAAAACGATCGTAGATGATATAGACAATAATGTCAATGATTTTATCAAAACCTATAAATACTTCGATGTGTTAGGTCAGTTTTATATCGAATTTTTAAGTTACGCAAATAGTGATACCGGTTTAGGAATTGTACTTACCCCTCCTCATATCACAGAGTTATTTAGTTTGCTCGCTGGAGTCAATAAAAATAGTATTGTATGTGATAATTGTTCTGGCACAGGTGGGTTTTTGATAAGTGCGATGAATAAAATGATCGAAGATGCGAAAGGAGATCTTAAAAAAGTAAAAATAATAAAAGAGAAACAATTAATCGGCGTAGAATGGCAAGACGATATATTTGCTTTAGCTTGCTCCAATATGTTTATTCACCAAGATGGCAAATCAAACATTATTCATGGAGACTGCTTTGACCCAAAAGTTATAAGCCTCGTCAAAAATTTTAAACCGAATATTGGTTTCTTAAATCCTCCTTACAGAACCAAAAAGACTGATATTGAGGAACTTGAATTTGTTCTCAATAATTTAGAATCATTGCAAGTATCTGGAACTTGTATTGCACTTGTCCCTATTAGTTGTGCAATTGCACAGAAGGGAGAGTCTTATGAATTAAAAAAGAAAATTCTTGAGAACCATACACTTGAAGCAGTACTGTCAATGCCTGACGATTTATTTGCAAACTCAAATGTGGGAGTAGTAACCTGTATTATTATATTTACCGCGCATAAACCACACAATCAGAATAAAGAAACTTTTTTTGGATACTGGAAGGATGATGGTCTTGTTAAAACAAAGAATAAAGGGAGAATCGATGCAAACAAACGTTGGGACGGAATAAAGGCTAAATGGCTTGACACATTTACGAATAGACGAGCACTACCCGGACAGAGCGTTCTTCGGTGCGTATCAGCTGAAGATGAATGGTGTGCAGAAGCTTACCTTGAGACTGACTACAGTAAGATAACTGAAGAAGATTTTATTCTGAATATCAAAAACTATGTACTATTTAAAAATCTGCAAACTCGATGAAACTTGAAGAAATATTTAATATCTATAATGGAATTTCATCCGATAAAGTTATAATAAAAAGTATCAAAACAGATGAATATTCTGTTCCTTATTTGCGACCTTCGAACAATTTCTCAAATGTTATTGCTGGTTATGTTGACCCATCGGAAATTCCCGAAAAGTATCTTTTTGGCCCTGAGGAAATATTCGTTTCTACCGATGGTCAGGGAAGCCACACTTATTCATACGTCTCAACTTGTGTATTTGTTCCGAATAGTAATGTGGCAGTTCTCATACCAAAAAAAGATATGAAGCTTCAGGAGAAAATTTATTATGCAAATTGTATCACACTAAACAGGTATCGGTTTTCATACGGGAGAAAGCCTAAAGGGGAGAGACTTGCTTCTCTTATATTACCATCAGCAGTTCCACAAGATATAGCCAACGCAAAAGTTGATTTCGGAAATGATTTATCTAAACCATTTATGGTTCATCCTCGAACTGGACTCAAAACATCAAATTGGAAGTGGTTTAAGTATTCTGAATTATTTATTATTGATCGGGGAAGAGGAGCACGCCTAAACGAGCTGTTGAATGAAGGGTCGACTCCTGTCATCACATCTACCGATCGTAACAACGGGCTTAGCGGTTTCATAAACCGATCTGCATATCATTCTGGTAATGTGATTAGTGTTGCGAGAAATGGCAGTGTTGGAGAAGCATTTTATCAACCAATTCCCTTCTGTTCAACTGAAGATGTGCATATTTTTACACCAAAGTTTGAATTGAATATTTTCCGCGCAATGTTTTTTATAACAATCATCAGAATGGAAAAGTACAGATTTAATTATGGTAGGAAGTGGGGATTGTCTCGGATGCGAAATTCCTTGATTAAATTGCCGGTTACTAATTCTGGAACTCCTGACTTTCAATCCATGGAAAGAATTATCAAGTCACTTAGTTATTCCAGCCAATTACTGTGAGAATCAGACCCCGTCACCAATTAGTATTTTTGATATTTCTAAATATTCGATCCTCCTTATAGATCAAACACATTTTTTTATTAGCAATCTTAATCCATTGTTAAATAATTTTTAAGTTTGAGAAATGAAGTAACACTCCGTAACTCTCCATTTACGAATTCCCAAAATCCTAAAAAAAATTAGGATGACATTCACGCTCCCTTCTGATAGTTTTTCAGCAACAAATAATTAAGTGATTTGCGCACTTTAAATGTTCGGCGTAAAACTGAACGTAAACTCTCAGCGAGGAGGGTGACTCGCCAAAAAAACTAAAGGAGTAATAACAAATGTCCTACTTAGAAAAACTCAAAAAACTGATCGGGGAAGAAGCTTTTAAAAAAGTTGAAGCTGATCTGAACGGCAAAGAACTGATCGTCAATGACGGCACTTATATTCCGAAGGAGAAGTTCGATAAACTCAATGATGAGAAGAAGGATCTCCAGAAGGATAAGGATAAGCTGACCGGTGATCTGAAAACTGCCCAGGACGACCTGAAGAAAGTTCAGGATGACAATAAGAAAGGCAAGAATTCTGTTGAAGAACAAATTGCCGAACTTAATAAGAAACTCCAGGACCAGGATTCGAAGATTGCTGCAAAGGATAAAGAGCTTCAGCTTGCAAAGTATGAAGGTGTGTTGAAGGATGCACTTACAGAAGCCGGTGTTAAGAATCCGAAAAATCTTAAGCTGTTGATGAAAGAGTTTGATCTGGAAAAGGTTGAACTTGATGACAACGGAAAGATTAAAGGATTTGATGAATCGGTTAAGAAGCTTCAGGAAGATTACAAGCCATTATTCGGTGAAGAAAAATTTGGCGGTACTCCTCCCGGACAGGGAAAAGAAAATCAGAAGGAAGTTAAAGAACTTTCGACTGAAGAGTTTTTTGAGAGTGAGGTGTTTTGTAGTAAGTAATCACAGTAATCAATTAACGGAGTTTAAAGATGCCAACACTTAAAGAATTATCAGTAATGTATGCTAAAAAACAACCAAAGCAGGTTGATGCAATTACAGAAGATTCCCCGATTTTATCGATGCTTCCTTTTGAAGAAGCTTCGCACGATATGTGGAACGTTGCTGAAGAAGTTGAATCGGTAACAGGACCGGGTTTTGTCGACCTGGATGCTGAACTTCCGATCGTCAACGTAGCAACAAAGCTGACCAAAAAAGACCTTTCAATTATGGGCGGGATTGCCCAGGTTCCGGAAGATACTGCTCAGTTGAGCGGCGGAGCCCCACGGTACTTTTCTAAAAAAGAACCCTTGCTTTTAAGAAAATCAGGTGAGACAGCAGAAAAAGCGATCCTCTACAATATGATTCGTGTTCATGCACTTGCCGGAAGCAATAAGATTAATGCAGAAGGGTCAAGCAATGCGAATCACTCAATCTTAGCTGTAAGATTCGCAACCGGGGAATGTAATGGATTGTATAGTCCCAAAGGATTTGCGAACGGTGCTATGCTGGATGTGAAAGCATTCAACAACGGTGCCTTGATGGATCTCACTTATACAAGGAATGGTGCAACGGTTACTGTTCCGGGATACAAGATCCGTTACAAAGGTTACTTCGGTTTCCAAATATTGAGCAGCCGTGTGGTTGGGGTCATATACAATGTTGACAGAGTTTCTTCCACTAAAAAACTTCCAACCGCTACACAGATAGATGATCTGCTTGCAATGATCAGAGCGAATAACAGTTCCACTTATCTGTTTATGCATCCCAAACTGCTTTCTAACTTAAAAGACATCAGAGGAGCCGGTAACAGAATAACTGTTAGCTCACCTGATATAAATAACCCGGTTATCATCGATCGTTGGGACAGGATTCCAATTGTTACGTCCTACAACTTCCTCGATGCTGCCGAGGCTAACGTTTAAGGAGGTGTGAAATAGTATGGGATTAAATCAAGCAAACCAGGTAGATCTTAATGGTCTTTTAAGACAGGCTGAGGATTTCCTTGCGAAAGCTCAGACTTTGCCACAGAATACATCTGCTGATGGAAACGGCGGATCATTTCAGCTTTCCGACACAATTGCGTCTGTTGAAATAGTTGCGGTTGCCAATGAAGCGGTAGCTCTTGCAGATACCGAAACATTGACAATTAAACTTCAGCAGTCAACCGACAATGGTGTTGCAGATGCATTCGCAGACCTTTTAACTCTTTTCACTTTGACCGCTGCTGGCGGGAATGGTGCGATAGCTGCAGGAACTGAGCTTGGAAGAGCCATTGTCCCTCTGGATGCAGAGAGATACATAAAAGCAGTCCTCGTAAGTGATGATGCAGCATTGACCGGCAAGGTTGATGTGTTCGCGGTTTATCTACCAAGATAAACTTTAGGAAAATATGTTCTGAGGGATTCGTGAGGATCCCTCATAATTAATTAAAGGGATTGCGATGCCGATTACCACTAAAGAGGAAGTGAAAGAACTTCTGCAGATTCCGGCGGCGGATACATCAAAGGATATCCTTATTGATTCGCTGATTGTAAAGGTTCAGGATTTTATCATTCGAAGGATAAACAATTTTGCTGTTCCGTATGTTTATGCTGAATGCTACGGTTTAACCTTCACGGCAAGCGACAAATCCATCAATAGCAACAGCCAGCAATTCTTAGAATCCGGATTAGACCAGGGCAATAACATTCTTGTAAGTGGTACCTATCAAAACAACAAGCTTTTCAGCATCGCTACCATAACCGATAATAAAATTACCGTTAACGAAACTGTTGTAAATGAGGAAAGCAGCCTGCGTGTGATTATTCACAAAGTTGAATTTACAGAGGATATAAAACTTGCAACTGCCGATTTTATTGCGTTCAAAATGAACAAAGAAAAAACGGTTAAAAGCAGATCCCTGGGAGATCACTCAGAAAGCTTCTTTACTCAACAGGAAATGCTTGCTGAGTTTTCATCATTCAGAAAGCTTCAGTGGGATTAAAATGGGCATCGAAACTTACTGGGTAACAGGATTTGAAGTTAAACGGGTTACAAAGGTTGATGACGGTGCGGGAAGCTGGACAGAGCAGCTTGCTAAGGTTGTTGACACAGCTGGAAGATTGCGACCGTTAAACGGAAATGAAATCCTGGGGAATGAAAAATTAAATCTGATAACGAGTCACAGGTTTTATTGTCCGATAATAGATGTTGTTGAAGGCGACTACATCTATGACACTGTTAAGCCTAGATTATTCGAAGTGAAGTTTATAAAAAATCCGATGGATATGGATGATCACCTGGAAATTGATTGTCTGTTTAAGAAGGATCATCAGGCATTCACTCCAGTTCCAATACCACCGGAAGAAGATCTGGAAGAAGAAGAATAGTGAAAAAGGTTTGTTCATCTACCACAACAACAGGTTAAGTGTTAAGTGCGACCGCTGTAAATGTGTCGTATTCGATTATCCAACTTTGGGGTTTGTTCAGGCAATGAAGGATAAAGAGTTTGTTTGTGCCGGATGCAGAGAGAAGGAGTCTGTTAAACCGGTTGAGGAAATTGAAGCAGAGCGCAGCGATTCAAAAAGGAAAAGCAATCAGCAGCATTATCAGAAAAATAAAGAGTTTATAAAATTCAAAACTAAAATGAGAAGGAACAAAATGAAAAATTTAATCTTACAATCCTGCATCCTTGCAATCCTGGTAATGGGATTTATCCAGGCTCAGCCCGTTCAGGTTAAATATTATCCCTCAACGGTAAGGATGAGTTGGGATATTGATACAACCGGGGATGTATCTGAATATTACATTTTCTATGTGCAGGGTGAAGATACCAATACAATTAAAACAGTTTCCGGTATGATAGACGGCGCTGATTATGATGATGTGTGGGGCTGGCGTTTCGCATCCACAATTTACAACCATTACAATCTTGAGATAAGGAAATTTCCAACGCCGGTTAATCATTACTGGGTTCGTGTCGGAATTGTGGCAGTTGGTTTCAATGGGCAAAAAAGTCCGCTGAGGGTATCACGCTTTATCAGAGTCAGAAATATTCCTATACCCGGTATCATCAAGTTAGACTAAAATTTTCGGAGAATTGATGGACGATACTGAAGTTTTGCAACAACTTGTAAACGATGTAAAACAATTAACTATGGACGTACAGGATTTGAAACACAGTTTAAACTATGTAACAATAAATAACGGTGGCGGAATACCGATAAAATTCCGCAGAGAAGATTTTTATCAGCGATTGTATCAAAAACCAAATAGGAAAGATTTAGAGTTGTTAGAATCTCAAACAACTGAGAGGATTGCTAAAATGATAAAGAATGCACCGATAAACTCATTAAGAGTAATTGCACGTGACCTAACGCTTATTGGCGGTATGGTTACAATCTTGCTCAAACTATTTGGCGTGTTGCCATAAGAAAAGGATATCCTTATGGAAGATAAAATAATTCAATATGCATTTGAACATCCGGTATTGGTTTCGATAATTATTCCGATTGTGCTCGGAGTAATTGCATCGTTCGTGAGCGAAGGAATACAGCGTAGTTTTTTCTCTGACGAATGGATAAACCAGATAACTGTTGAAAAACAACAAAGAGCAGCAATTGTTTTCAGACTTATTACCCTGGCAGTTGCATTAATTTTGGCGGTGCTTGCCCTGGCTGTACTTGTTTCTGGAGGAGTAATTAATTCCTGGGCTCTTGGCGGGTTGTTTATTTTGTTGAATGCATCTGTCCCATTTGCTTTTTACCATCTCAAAGGTCGTGTTCTGGTCGAACTCATAATTAACAAGTTATTCAGCAAGGTGAAAAAAGTTAAGATATGAGTAAGAAGCTTAAATATCTGGTGTGGCATTGCACTGCAACTCCTGAGGGAAGGTTTGTCGGACCGGATGATATTATCCGCTGGCATAAAGCTAAACCTCCTCAGGGCAGAGGGTGGGATCGTGTCGGATATTCAAAGCTTGTAATGCTCGATGGAACTATTCACAGTTTCGTTGATGAGAATGGTGATGATATTGTTGATCCCTGGGAAGTAACCTACGGAGTTGCAGGAATCAATTCTATCTCACGTCATTATTGTTACGTTGGCGGACTTGATAAAGATACTTTTCAGCCCAAAGATACCCGGACTCCTGAGCAGCTAATATCTATGCGGTTCTTAACAAAAGTGTTCCTGCTTAAGTATTTACACTTAGATGTTGAAGTTAAGGGTCATTATCATTTTGCCAAAAAAGCATGTCCCTGTTTCGATGTCGAGGATTGGTTAAAAAAAGAAAAAGAAATCGATCACTTAATTAAGCTGATTGGAGAAACTCAATTCAGAGGATTGGACAATGCAGGTTAAGGATGCAATAACATTTCTGATAATAGTTGTATTGGTTTTTTTCTTATTCCTTTCTAAATGCGGAAATGATGTAGTAATTGTTCCTCCGGACGAGGAAAAGATCAAGCAGCTAGAAGTTGAGATTGCTGAGCGTGAAAAAGAAATAAATGTATTAAAGAATGAACGTGATCAGCTACTGGAAAGTAACCAGCAAATAAAAATAATTACTGTTGAAGCAACTGAAAAAATTGACAGCTCAATTGCTAAAGATTCTGCAAATGCAATTTCAGAGTACAGGAAAGCTTTACTGCTGTTTGAAGATATACCTAACAATACGGATCTGTTAACCTTTCGGGAGATCGGGCTTGGTTCAAAGATTATCACAGAAGCTTACGGAATGAAGCTGCGAATTAATAACTATGAAGCTGCCTTACAAAAAGAAAAGCAGATCAGTGAAAATTATATGCTGAAGGGAGAAGCATACCGGAATATAATTTCTGAAATGAGCGGAAGAGCTGAGTATTACCAGGCTATGTATGGCAAGACTCAATCATTCTGGTACGATAGGTTCGTTGTAGTTGCTGGTCTGGGAATAGGTTACAGCGGTAATGAATTTGTTCCGGTGTTTGGAATTACTGTCGGTGTGAAAATTTGGGGATCGAAGTAAAGTGGAGTGGAACGCTGATAAAATATCGAAGTTAGTTAAACAATATTATTCAGATAAGATGGAAGTTGCCTGTGAGCTGCTTGAAACCGATATGAAAGAAAAAACTTCAGGTGCTCAGGGACCGGAACTGAAAGCGGTAGATCTTGGAAATTATCTGAACAGTTTTACTCATAAAGTTATTGAAGGCGATGATGAAGTTGTTGGCTTGGTTGCTAACTCAGCTGACTATGCACCATACATTGAATTTGGTACCGGAGAATTAGCAGAGAGCGGAGATGGAAGAAAGGGTGGTTGGTACTATAAGGATCCCGAAGGTAACTGGCACTTTACCCTGGGAATGAGACCGAGACCAATAATGAGGGCTGCTCTAATAGAAAAGAAACAAGAAATTTTAGAATTATTTAGAAACAATTAAAATGATTTTCATAATAATCACAACAGCATTTCTGATTTTTTTTGCAATGTTCCTAAGGTCATTGGTTCATCAACTGAACTTTAATTATCCAAGGACTAGGGAAAGAATAAAACGAGTGTTCGGAGTTGATATTGATGATCAGTGGTGGAATCCTGCTTTGTCCTGGAAAAATAAATATACCATCAAATGGACGATTGACATTTTCGGTTTCAGATGGATAACAAAAGTAATGGTACAGTTTTCAGATGCTTTCCACACACTCAACACAATAGAGCTGGGTTGCTATGATCTGATCATATCAATATTACTTGTATCAAATTTTGGTTTAGCGTGGTGGTGGACAATAATAATATTTCTGTTTATCGGTCTGGCTTTAATGGGCGGAGTGTTCGCAATTGCTTACGATAATTTATGGCAGGAAAATAAAAAGTGATACCCGAATTAAGAACAGCAATTGTAACGATAGGTAAAACGATTACAGGCTTGTCAAACAGATTTTATTGGCTGGAAGCTCCCAGGGATACTGAATATCCTTACGCAGTGCTTTCAACTTATGGAAATCCTCAGAGCAGGGACACAGCAACAAAGTTTGAAGAAGTTTACATCAACATAAGTTATTATGATAAGAGTGCTGCAGGTGTTGAGACAATTGCAGCATCCGGCCGAAGTAAGTTTGATGATTCGGAGAGTTCATTTTTATTAATAGAAAACAAGGTCGACAGGATCGAACGATTAAACAGCAGAGACGGAAAAATTGATAAAGTTTTTATGATCTCAGATCAATACAAAATAGAATTAACAAAAGGTAATAGCGAAATTTACCTTTTTACCGCAGATGATAACTTTTTTGTTACTTCTGCTGATGAATACATTCTTGTTTAGGAGACTTCTTTATGGGTAAATATATTTCAAAATACACGGGTCAAGAGATAGATGAAAAACTTAGACCTTATAAAGTTTACACAGCTTTGCTCACACAAATAGGAATTGATGACCCTGTTGCTGTAGTATTTGAAAATACATTAGGTGGTGATATTGTTTGGGCAAGAACTTCTCAAGGCTATTATGAAGGAGTTTTAGCTGATGCTTTTACAGAAAATAAAACATTTTTTTTAGTCACATCTAATAATGTAAATTATGATACTTCAATAAAGCAAATGTCTTGTGTATGGAATACTACTTCTAAAATAGTAGTTCTTAATGGAATTATAGATTATGATGGTGGGTTTAATGGTGGTAATTATTATGACTATTGGAAGTATTTTATTGAAATTCGAGTTTATGACTAATAAAAATTAAACAAAAAACAAAACTATAGGAGATTATCATGGGTAAAGTAGTTGGAAAAGACCTGGAATTCTGGTTTGATGGAATCGAACATCCGGTTGTAAGTGTATCGCCTGCAACGGAATTTGATACAGAGGACACAACAGATACTGCGACTCCGGGTGACGGAAAGGATTTTGAGGTCATCCGCGGTGCAAGAAGCTTTAATATTGAAGCAATAATGTATGAGCCGGCAGGAGCTGAAATAAATACCGGCACTTTAGTAGCCGGAGTTCGTTACCGTGTAACCGCAAAAGATACGGTTCTGGCTGCCTACGATGTCGGACAGCTCTTTGAAGCCGCTGGAACTGAAGTAATGTCCGCAACGGATAAAGTCGTTCCCCTTGGGGCAAAGGTAACCGGCAAGGCAATGTCGTTTGAGTTTGATTCGTCACCATACCCGGTTAGAGAACTCGGTTTTAATTTAGCCTATGACGAGCTGGACGGAACTGACAGTGAAACAACCGGCGATGCTAAGGAAACCGAGGTCAGCCGCGCAGAACGTGAAACTACTCTGAGTGCAATAATGCGTGATGAAGACGCTGATCTGCTTTCAAGTAATCCGACTGCTGAAGATGTTGCTCTTGAGCTTTCAGCTACCACAAAGGTTGAGGGAACTGCTATAGTTACCACAAAAAACATAACAAATCCAACAACCGGGTTCGCAGAAGTTAATTATTCGCTTAAATGGAAGGGCGTTCCAACTGAAACAAATTTTGGTCTCGCAGCCGGCGTTCAGAAAGCATTCAAACTGATCTTCAAAAGAGGAGTTGTAACAAACAAGGAATATACAGGCAATGCAGTAATAACGGCTAAAAGTGTTAGCTGCAATGTTTCCGGAGTTGCAAGAATTACTTACACAGTTAGAGTAAACGGAGCGCAGACTGAAAATGTTAAAACTGACGCCTAATACAACCGAGATATTTATTCTTAATGAAAAGTTTCTTCTTTCGGAGAGATATGCTGAGGATGTAAATGCGTTGGCTGAGTATGCCAGAGGAAAGGAATTAACCAGAATTGAATCTCTTTCCCAGGCTGTTATGACAGTAACATCAGCACTTAAGTATAACTATACTTTGCTTAAGTGGTACCAGCTGCGTAAAAGATTTAAACTTAAAAAGCTTACAAACCAACGATACTTAATTAAGCATCTTTCTGAAAGAAACATTTACGATCTTGCTTTCCGTGTATTGGAACTTGAAGGCATCGATAATAAAAAAAAAGTAGTGACGGAGAAGATACCGGTCCCGGAATCTCAAGAGGAGTTGCTAACGCGCTTCTAAGTCATTTTTTTTGCATTCCACTCGGTAAAGTTGAGAAACGATTCATAAGCGAATACCGGTTGTTAATAGACCAGGCTTTTAACATTGGCAATTTATACAGAGGCGGAAAGTTTGAAATGACGGACAGCCTTGATAAAAGAAATGCAGTGATAAGAGACATCGAACTTTTCATTTCGCAAGGAAGATTAAACTAATATGGCTAATGAAGAAAAACTTGGTGAAATTTATGTAGCTATTAAAGCTAAGGTTGATCAGTTTGACGCTGATATTAAAAGTTTAAAGCAGCGAGTAGTAAGGGAAAAAACTGATATTGAGAAAAACGCTACTTTCAAAACCCGGTTCGACAATTCAATTGCACAACTCGATATTAAAAAACTTCAGGATCTCCGAAAAAGACTTCAACAGGAATTCGATAAAAAAATAAAGATGAACGTTGATTCAGCTTCTCTGGAAAGGACCAGGGAAAAGATGGACAGCGTTAACCATGCTCTTCGCGGTATCAATGACGAAGCCAGCAAGTCACCATCTCTATTTAAACAAGTTGGAATAGCTGCCACAGCAGCTTTTGGGACAGCTAAGATAATTCAATTCGGATTTGAGGCTGTTAAGCTTGCCGGCAAAGTTGAAGGAATAAAAGTTGCATTTGACAGACTTAACCAACCTACATTACTCGATGAATTAAGAAGAGCCACACGAAACACGGTAGCTGACTGGGAATTAATGCAGACAGCTATGCGTGCATCAAATTTCAAGATACCTCTTGATCAACTTGCTACCCTTCTCGAGTTCGCACAGAAACGAGCCACACAAACCGGGGAATCGGTTGATTACCTGGTTAACTCTATCGTTGATGGTATCGGACGAAAATCTTCTCTGGTGCTTGATAACCTTGGAATTTCAGCAACAGAGCTCCAGGACGAGATCCGCAAGGTTGGTGATTTCGGGCAGGCAGCGGCTAATATAGTTGAGCGTGAACTTGGAAAAATGGGCGATGTTGCAGAAACCACTGCAGATAGAATGGCTCAGCTTAATGCACAAATCGAAAACCAAAAGGCTGCTTTAGGTAAAGACTTACTTCCTTATTGGAATTCTACATTAAGAGTGCTTGGCTGGGCTACAGATGGATTGGTTCTGTTTACAAGAGCACTTAAAAGTTTTGTAACCTTCGGACAATCCGAGGTTAAAAAAACTCTACAAGATCTAATTGATGAACATCAAAAGTACGCCAGTCTGCTGATGTTAACCTATAAGTTAACAGATAAAAACAGTTCTGCAATAATGCTTACATATAAACAACAAGCTGATACCGTTGGACAGGTGATTGAAAAAATTGGTGAACTTCAAAAAGAACAGCTTGGGTTAGTGTACGGTTCTGATGACTACCTGAAGAACTTAGAAAAAATTAAAAAGCTCGAGCAATCAATTGGAATTGATAAAAGTACAAAACAGAAGGTTGACGTAAGCTTTTCAATTCCCTCCGGTTATACAGCTGAGCAGGTTGCTGAGTTTGAAAAACTAAAGTTTGCCGTTACGGGATATGTTGAATTCCGTAATGCTCAAATCAAACTGAGTTATGAACAGGAATTAGCCAGGGCAAAAGGGAATACTGATGCAATTGCTAAAGCGGAAGAGAACAAAAAACTCGCAGTCGCCCGGCTTGAACAGGAAATCACAGAAATCCGGACAGATGCAGCGGAAACCACTATAAAGGAAATTGAAAAGATAAATGATCAAGCGGAACAAGATTTATTAAAGCAGCTTGATGATGAATCAGATGCAATTACTGAAAGTTATAAAAAACGGGAAGATGCATTAGCTAATTATTTCAATTCAACAAAAATAAAAACTGAAGAATACTTTGAATTCAAGAAAAGAAAAATTGAAGAAGAGTATCAAGCATTCCTGGAAGCTACAGGTAACATTATTCTTGCTGAGCAGATGAAGAATGAAAAGTTAAAGGAATTGCAGGATGAACAAACCGATTATCAGTTTGAACAATGGCGTGCGCTCAACCAGGAAACCGAAAGAATTACAGAAAACATTGCAGGTGCATTCACATCCGGTTTGTTTGATCAACTAAGAATTAAAGCAGACCAAACTAACAACGCTTTAATCCGGGGATTCGCAAATATGGCGAATGCCTTTATTGCCGAAGTTGAAAGAATGATCGCGAAGTGGGTGGTGCTTATGACTTTGAGATCGATATTCGCAGCAGCCACCGGCGGCGCCTCTGAGGCAGTTCAAGCAATACCAGCTGCTGTTGGTCACTCAGGAGGTAATTTCATCGGGACCAACAAGGGAGTTAAAAAGCTTGCAGGTGGTGGAAGTTTTATTGTTCCCCAGGGATTTCCAAACGATAGTTATCCTCTCCTGGTTGAATCCGGAGAGAGAGTGAGCGTTACACCGGCTAACCAGGTAGGCAGTCAAAATGGTAGTATTGAACGATTACTATCACAAGTCAATAAGTCTATTCAGGCAATGAATATGAATCTGGTCCGGAAGGATATGTCTGTTAACATTGAGAACAGATCTCCGGATGTTGAGGTAATCGTTAAGAGATTAAAAAAAGTTGAGAATCAATTATCCATTGCTGGAATGAACTTCAATGAGCGTTAAAGCGGTAGTAAAAATAAATGATGTTGATGTAAGCAGCTATGTTTATAATTCATCCCTTATACAAATTGTAAACAGGAATAGAGACTACTCTCCTGTATTTGAAGGAATGAGGCTTTCCTTATCAAGTGCAGTTCCTAATGAGCCTTTGAAGAATCAGGAAGTATTAATAACTGTAAATGATACGCAGGATGTTTTCCTGGGTATTATTAAGGACATTCGATTCAATCAGTCCTTATCTTTATGGGAGTTGGAGATCGATCATTATTTATTGCAATTAGAAAACTTTTTAGTTCAGCACGCTGATCTTCATAATGATTTTGTTTTGGAATCTATAAACGATGATGCAACCTGGAACGAATTCACTGTAAACACAACCGATAATTATTTGGTTCGCACTGATCACGGTCTTTCGGATGGAGATAAAATTGTTTTGAAATCTTCAGATACTCTTCCGGCTCCCCTTGTAAACACAAATCGATACTATGTAAAAAAAATTAATGATGATAATGTAAAGCTGTATGAAGATATGGCATTACTTTGGGATAATGATGCTCTCAATTTTACAAATGATCGGCACGTCAACATAACAAATTCAGGAACCGGAACTCATTCTTTTTCTCTTGATTTGGATAATAAAAAATATAATGATTGGAGTTTTTACAGAGATATAAAATACAGTAAAGGAACTACAAATCAATTTTATTCTCAGCTGATTCCAAATAATAATGTTTATCCGATGCAATTAAATTATCCTCAGAATTCTGATAAGGAAGAATATAATTTAATTGTTTTTGATACGGATGGAACTTTGCCAACCGGCCTTTCAAAAGATCGAGCTTACATTGCGGCTTATGAAAATCTTGCTGGAGGATGGTTTCAGATCTATGCAAATTGGACTGATTATGTGAATGATAATGCCATTTCTCCTGGGGCTACTGGATCAGACCAGCAATGGTTTTCTGTTTTGAGGAGAAAATCCGGAGATGCAGATCTCTGGACTTCAATGCCTACTGCTATTATTCAGCTTAAATTTTTTGTTGAAACTGTGTTTAAGAAAATAGGAGTAACGTTAGATACAACGGAAATTGATACTATTATTCAATACAGGTACACAACGGAATTTCAATCCTATAAATGGGATGATATTTACTTAATGGAATGCCTGCTCTACAATGTTGATCAATCAAAACCAGTTTATCATTCTGATGTTATCACAGATACAACCTGCCTGGAACTTATTCAGGATATTTTTCAAAGACTGGGTATTACGATCCGGCTTAAAGATGCTTCAACTAAAGAGTATGAATTATTATCACAGAAAAAAGATGAATTCGGAAGGATAAGACCTGAAATCGAAGCTATGTGGGTAATTGAAGAAAAATATTCAGATGATTATAATGAAAAAGATTTGATTGACACAAAGAGAGGATGGTTCTATTCTCATCCGCTGGTTTCGGTTTTTCAGCAGGAGGCACTGAGTTTTATATATAACAATAGGAGATTTAAGGAATTTGAACAGTACCTGGAAAGGCATCTAAGATTAAATGATTCAGACGGACAGCAAATGTCTGATTTTTCTGTAAGGAATAATCTTGTCTTTTTTCTGTATGATAAGTTTGAAACCAATGGAGCTTATAATGTCAGGATGCTAAGAGATGGTGCTGTTCTTGATGGAACTGAAATGTTATTAAATCCTAATTATTCTCCTTCTCAAAATGCGTTAATGGTAAACAGTCAATACGCTCTTCTTAACCATACGCGTGAAGAAATATCTTTCCGGCTGGAACTTTTAGACCAGGATATTTATACAGTTAAAGAGTTGTGGTTAGATATTAAAAAAGATTTGATAAGAGTAGTCCAGGAAATTAACCAATTGGTGAGCGGATAAATGCAGAATTCAATTTTCGGAATCGAAGCTCCTCAATTTGAAGCTGATTCAGAAATAATTTTATTAGATCACGTTGTGATAGAAAGAGCGAATGACTCGTTTTATTATGGAGATATTATTCACGAATCGGTTTTCAACAGATACATAGTCTGGACTGATATGGGAGATCATTTCAATTTTAGATTATTGATGTATCTGTTTAAGTATGATAATCCTCAGGAGAAGTACGATGAATTGAAACTCTATCACAGATCTCTGGTTAAGCTTTGGAGAAGAAGAGACGGTCAACCATTCAGAAATAATAATGATGAAATAGTACTTTTCAGATTCGATCAAATGAATGAAAGCTTTTTGCACAATGTTAAATATCCTGATGTGCTAACACTTGTGTTTAAATCGCAAGATCCTATTGACATTTCAAAAACCTTGGTGAGTTATGGCAGCTAA